GCGGGTACCAATGCCACCGCGACGGTCGGTACCGCGTTGCTCGATAACGTGTTGTCATTTGCAGCCAGTGAACCGGGGCGCTTAGGCAATCAATATAAGGTAGTGGCAGTTGCCGCCGTTCCCGATCCTGAAACGCCCGAAGCGGTGGCCTCGTCAGCGGAATATAAGGCTGGTGTACTAACGTTGACGCTCGGCTGTGATGCCGGTGGCGTCGTGATGGCAAAAGCCAGCGAGCTGGCCCCGCTGGTTGCCGCGATTGCAGACAGCAAAATTACGCTGGCGGCTACCGAGGCAGAGGGGATTGTTAGCCCGTTTAGCGTCACTCTCGCCGGCGGCGAAGATGAGCCTTTCCCGCTCAATACGCCAGTGGCGATGGTGGGAACGAGCCAACTGAATAAACTCGGTGCTGCTGGGACACTTAAGCAAGCTATCACCGATATTAACGATCAGCGTGCGGCGCTCACTATCGTGGTGCGCGTGCCGGTGGTCACGGAGGAAGCCAAACAGCGCGCTGCCATACTTGCGGGGGTGCAGGCGTGGGCGCAAAGCGAGTCGATCACCGGCTATAAACCGCGGGTGCTGATTGCCACCGGATTTAGTGAAGATGATGCCGTGGGCAAAGGCATAGAGTCGCAGGCGAACAAGCTGCGGGGTGTGGCCTATGTAGATTGTGCATCGATGGCGACCGCGCAGGAGGTGGTGCAGCGTCGCCAGCAATACGGTGCGCGCGTCGAGCTGCTACGTCCGCGTGTGCTGGTCACTAATGCTTCCGGCGAAAACGTCTATATGCCGTATTCGGCACGCGCAGCGGGTCTGCGTGCGCGTATCGACGTGGAAAAGGGCTGGTGGTGGAGTAAATCCAATCAGGATATTAACAACATCCTCGGCGTGGAGCAGGTTGACGAGTTTATTTTGGGTGAGCCGAACTGTCAGGCCAACCTGCTGAACATGGAAAATATCAGCACCATTGTGCGCCGTGACGGGTTTAAGCACTGGGGCAACCGTCTGTGTACGACCGATCCGCAGTGGCGTTTTGAATCGGTACGCCGCTCGGCGGATGTTATCGAAGACAGCATTCAGGAAACCGTGTTGTTGTATAACGACCGACCGCTCGATCGCGATATTGCCGACGACATTATCGGCACTATCAATGCCTATATGCGCCAGCTCGTTGGCCTCAAAGCGATTTTCGGGGGAAAAGCATGGCTTGATGAAGAGCTCAACACCGCCGAGTCACTGGCCGCAGGCCAGCTGTATATCGATTACGACTTTGGTCCTAAGTCGCCTACCGAGCGCATTACCCTGCGCGTTCGCGTCAATAATAATTATGCCGTTGAGGAGATGACCGCCTAATGGGAAACAAAAGCACAATGCGTGCCTGGTCTTTTTTTGCTAAAGGCCAGCGCATTCAAGGGGCGCACGAATACACGCCGCCGGAGCTGAGTATTCAGGTCGCCAATTTACGTAGCGGTGCCCAAGACGCCCCGACGCCGGTCGATGATGGGATGGAGGCGTTGACCTGTCAGGTGAAGTTCTGGGGGATTGATACCGACGTATTGGCATTGCTGGGCTGTGTAGTGGGGCAAAAGCCACGCTTTACGGCCTATGAAGGTTACATGAGCAACGGCACCGCGCTCGGCACGATTGAAGAGTTTGAGGGGTTTGTATCCAAAGTGACACGCGATGCTCGCTCGGGCGAATCCTTATCCGAAGTGTCGGTGACGGTCGATCTTGCGCTCAATTACTACAAGCAGACGCTAGAGGGCCGCGAGCTTATCGAGATCGATACCGAACGCTTTACCCGACGCATCAACGGTGTCGATCAGTTGGGTGGACTGGCCGCAAAAATCCGTCTTTAAACCTTAATGTAAACAAATAAGCGGCCTGCGGGCCGTTTTTTATTGGAGCCTATTATGTACCCAGCCAATTCAAAAACCATCACCTTGTATACCCCGTTAACCCTTGCCAATGGTTCTCAACTGACCGAGGTGGCAATGCGCGAGCCCACGGTGCGCGACCGTATCACGCGTGAGAAAGACCGTGGAAGCGAAGGGGAAAAAGATGCGCGCATGTTGGCGCTGCTGTGCGGCATGAACGAGCAGGATGTGTACGCGTTAACCGCAGCGGATTACCTGCAACTTGAGGAAGCATTCAATGTTTTTATGCTGCCGCCCGACAAGCGCCCGAAAGCGAAATCCGACGAGGCATAAGGTTTTTGGGGCGTCGCTTGCACTTTGCGATGAGTGACTACCTCGATATGCCGTTTAGCACATTTAAGGATTTTCTCTTTGATGAAGTGGAGGCGGTAAAACGTGGCCTTAAACCAAAACCTTAAGGCCGTCATCACCTTTGGCGGCAATCTTGATGCCAGTTGGAACCGCTCCACGCAGGGGATCAACAAAGGCATTAAAGATGTTGAAAAGCAAACCCAGAAGCTGACCAAGCAACAACAGACGCTGGCGAGTGAAATCAAGAAGAGCAAGCTTGCTGGGAAGGATATCAGCGCGCTTAAACGTGACTATACCGGCGTCACGAGAGAGATTAAGAAAGCCAGCGCGGCGCAAGAGGCTCTGAATCGTGATCTGAAACGCGCCGAACAATTTAAACGCGTCCAAGGGTTAGGCAAAGGGGCGTTTGCTAAAGCGGGTAATATCGCCGCGTCCATGTTTCCCGGTGGTTTGGCGCTGGGTGGTGGCGGGCTGATTGCCGGGGCGTTGGGATCACTGATTGCGCCTGCTGCCCGTAATGCACAAACCGCCGAGAAAGCAGGGATCGCCAAGAGTTATGGCGTGGGGGTGGAAACCTTTAACGCATGGGACTCGGTGGGCAAGCAATACGGCATGAACGGCGAGAACTTTGGCGATCTGTTTGAAGAGTATCTGCATAAAGCCGGGGAGTACAAACAGAACGGCAAGCAGGGTGGATTGCAGGATGCGTTTGAAACGCTGGGATTTAAAGCCGGTGATCTTGCTGGTCTGAGTGATATAGACCAGTTCAGCAAAATTGTAGAGCGCGCGCTGACCTTAAAAGATCAGTCCAAGGCGTCGTTTGCCCTCGATAGTCTGTTTGGGGGCGAGGCGAGTAAAATGCTGATGCTGCTCAAGCAATCCGGCAAAAGCTATCGCGATTTGATGGACGAACAGAAACGCTATCAGCTGGTCACGGAAGAAGGTGCGCGGGGTGCGGTGGAAGGCAATCGCGCGGTGAGTAACCTGCAGACGGTACTCTCTTCTGCGATGGATGAAATCTCGGGGCAACTCGGCGGACAGCTTTCTCCTCAGATAAAAGACCTCACCAATAATTTAGCGGAGTGGTTTAAAAACGGCGGGATTAGCAAGATAGTCAACTTTATGAAGAACGAGCTTTACCCCGGCGTGCTGACGTTTGGGAACGGTGTGGTCTTCGTGGGCAAGATTATTTATGCCGCGGCGAAAAAACTATCATGGCTATTGCCGGACGAAAACGAGTCCAAAACCGATGTGCTTACGGCGATCGGTTCGGGTATGCCGATGGAGGTGGCAAAAATCAAAGCCGAGGGGGACGGCTTAGGGGAGTGGTTTGCGCAAAATGTGAATAAACCCGGCATGGAAAAATCATTGCGTGATCAGTGGTCGGGCTCACAGTCCAAACTCGGCGCTATCCCGTTGTTCTGGGATAAAGATCAGGAGGGAAAAGAGCGCCAGCAGCTGCTTGAAAGTGTGGACGGTAAAAGCAGTGATGGCCCGTTCTCGTTTGATTGGGCCGCAGAGATTAGCAAAAACACGCCGAAGAGTGACCCAAGTACGGGCACAACACCGGTGGAAAAAGGACTGGGTTTAACCTTTCCTTCGCCTGATGTCGGGCGCGGAACGCCTCTGCCTGAACAGACTCAGGGCCTGCAGTTCTCATTGCCTCAAGAAGCACTCTCCGATCTGGCTAATAGCTTGCAGTTGCCATTGCCTCAAACAACATTGCTCGATGTGGCGCCACGCACGCCTGATGCACCGTTGTTGCCTCGAGAGCCACAGATCCACAGCAATGATAAAGCCGAACCTTCTGGCACACTTGATCCTGAGTCAGCATCATCGTGGCCAACACTCATTCAGCAGATTGAGCGTGTGGACACCGAACAGAAACCCACCGCGATAACGGACAGCCGTCGGCAGGAGCTCAAGATTGAAATCAATGTGAGCAACGAGCAGGAAGGTTCAGCCATTGCTGATGAGGTGATCAACAAAGCGCAAGCGACCGATATTTTTAACGGTAATAACGCGATGTACGACAAAGGGGGGCTGTGGTGATGAGTGGTTTTTCAGTGTTAGCGGCGGTTGAACAAAATGCCTCATCGGTTCAACGCGCGTCCGCTGCCAGCGATCCGCCACGGGTGATGCTGATACTGGGCGGCTTCGAGTTCTCTATCGATGCGTTGACCTACAACGAACTTTCGCGTGAAGCCAGCTGGCGCTGGAGTGCGCAAGAGCGTATCGGGCAGGCGGATTTATTGCAGTTTACCGGCAAAGAGCGACGAACGGTCACGCTTCACGGTGAGGCCCATGCTTTTTACCGCAAGGGGGTGGGCACCATTGATGATTTATACGACTTGGCGGATAAGGCTACCCCGCAGCAGCTGGTGAGCGGAGCGGGTGATGTGCTGGGCTATTGGGTGATTGAGAAATTTAACGACAGCACCACTAAGTTTCTCCCCGCTGGCACGCCGCGCCACAAAACCTTCTCAATAGGGATACGACATTATGCCGACGATCTATCAAACCCGTGAGGGGGACATACTGGACGCGATTTGCGCCGCGCATTATGGCTGGCCCAATTTAGGGGATGCGGTAGTGCTGGTACTGGACGCGAATCCGGGTCTTGCGGACCTTGGCGCTGTTTATGGCGCTGGTGTGATGATAACGCTGCCGGATCTGGATATGCCGGTAGCGGATTCCAACCTTCAGCTGTGGGATTAATCGATGAACGGTGTGGAAGAATACCGGCCTGAGTTCAGCGTGACCGCCGAGGGTAAAGACATCTCTAAAGCGTTACGCCAATGCCTGCAAGAACTGACGCTTACCGACAACGGCGGGGCCACAGGCAAAGCCGATGAGCTACAAATCACGCTGATATCAGAAACCTTACCGTTGCCCAGCAATGGGGCGCGGTTACAGTTGGGACTGGGATTTAACGGCAATCTGGTGGACAAGGGCTGGTTTGTGGTCAGCGGTGTCTCGAGCAGTGGTCCACCGCGTAAAGTGGTGATCTATGCCACGGCAGCACCGATGAATGCCCAGAAGCAAAGCGGGAACGTGCAAAGCCACAAAACGCGCAGCTGGGATAATTTGACGCTGGGCGACATTGTGAAAACGGTGGCCACCGACAATGGTCTGATCCCGAAAGTCGCTGATAAGCTGGCGGCAATTGCGGTACCGCATCTGGATCAGGTGTCGGAGTCTGATGCCAATCTCTTGACGCGACTGGCTCGGAGTCATAACGCCGTCAGTAAAGCCAGTGGGGGATATTGGCTGTTCTTGGAGCAGGGTGCTGCGTTGACGGCTAGCGGCAAGGCGCTTGCTGATGTCACTCTTATCCCTAACGAGGTGTCAAACTGGACATACACCGAGGGGCAGCGCGGTTCGACCACGGGAAAGCCGTCGTCCGGTGGAAAAGAGAAGAAGGGCAAGATTGGGGTCAACTACTACGATGAGAATACCGGGCAGACCAAAGTGGCGCAGACCGAGCATGATGGCCCCGATCTCGAAAACCCCTATACCCAATCGCATAAAGCGCAGGCAGACCAGCAGGCTAAAGCTAAAAAGACGCAGGCCAAACGCAACGAGCGGCGGATGAATATCACCGCGCCCTGCCGTCCACAACACTTACCGTTGACCGCCGAGGCGCGCGTGACTACGCAAGGGTTTGGTCAGCGTGAGGATCGCTCATGGTTGATTGAGTCGATGGTCTACAGCCTAACCAGTGGGGGACTCTCGGTGGCATTTAATTTAGCGACGGATATCAAACCCAAGGCGACAAGCGGTAAGAAAAATAAAGAGAAGAAGGATAAAACCGGCCCCGAATATTTCGGCAAGCAGAAAAACTAGACCCGCTCCGGCGGGTTTTTTTATGGAGGTGATATGCAGGGTGTAAACGCTCAGACGGGCAAACGACTGGCGGGGAATGCGCATCTACGCCAATCCATTATCGACATTCTCAGTACGCCTAAAAATAGTCGTGTGCTTGTGCGTGATTATGGCAGTGATTTACCTGACCTGATTGATAACCCGCAGGACGAAAGCACGCGGGTGCGTATTGTGGGGGCGACGGCCTCCGCGTTGGCTCGCTGGGAACCGCGATTAACCGTCAAGCGCGTACAGGTGGTGCGTGATGGCGATGGCGTGTTTGAGCTGACCATCGAGGGCATTAACAAAGAGACCGGTCAGCCGGTCACGCTTGAAGGGATAACCATTTATGGCAACAAGTCCTAACCTTATCGATCTCTCCGCAATCCCAGTACCGGATGCCATTCTTGTCCCTGATGCGACGACTATTTTTAACAGTTGGCTCGAGAAGCTCCGCGATCTGGATACGGTGTATGACGCGCTGGTGGAGTCTGATCCGGTCTACAAGCAGGGCGAAGCCAATGCGTATCAAACCGTCTTGTTATTGCAGCGTATCAATGATGCGGTGCGTGGCGTGCTGTTGGCCAGTGCGCTGGGCGCGGATTTGGATCAGATTGGCGCCGGATTTAACGTGGCGAGACAGGTGATAACTCCCGCCCAGCCCGAGGCCATTCCGCCGGTTGAAGCCAAGATGGAGGAGGATGAGGCGTATCGGGGACGCATCCAGCTGTCATGGTCACAGCTCAGCACCGCCGGTGCGCGTAACGCTTACCGGTTTTACGCCAAATCCGCCGATCCCGATGTATTGGATGCGGAAGCCTATGGACCCCAAACCCACAATCGTCCCGGCGAGGTGGATGTGTATGTGCTGTCGCGAACGGGAAGCGGTACCGCGCCCCAAACGCTACTCGATGCGGTCAGTCATGCATTAAACGAAGATGAAGTTCGGCCGTTAACGGATTACGTGACGGTGCAAAGCGCGGTCCTGAGTGAATACGCCGTGGTGGCCACGTTGGATATTCCCGACGGCCCTGACGCCCAGACGGTGTTGGAGAGTGCAAGAGCAGCACTTGAAACCTACGTGGCACAGGTGCATCGCATAGGCGGCGTAGCACCGCTTTCGGGTATTTACCGCGCTCTGCATCAGCCGGGCGTGACCCGCGTTCATTTAGCACAGCCCACCGCGGATATTGAAGCCAAAACGGGGTCCGCGCCGTATTGCAGCACGGTCACGTTGACCTTATTGGAGGCGGATGATGTTTAAGTCGTTACTCCCGCCTAATGCTAAGTCCGAAGAGCGCGCGCTCGAGCAGACCAACGGCGAACAAATTCTTGCGCTGCCGGTTCCTATTCGTCATGTCAAAGATCCCGCGACCTGTCCGGCACATTTGCTGCCGTGGTTGGCATGGGAATATGCAGTGGATTACTGGAACCCTGATTGGGACGAGGCACAAAAGCGGCAGGTTATTGCGGACGCGGCCTATGTTCACCAGCACCGAGGAACGGCAGGTGCAGTGCGGCGATCGCTAAGCGCGGTGGGCCTACCCACTACCGTGGTGGAATGGTGGCAAGACCAACCCCGGCAAGACCCGTACACCTTTCGTATTGAGGTCTACAGCACTCAGGGGGTGACCGAAGCCTTGTACACGCAGATCCATAACCTGACCGATCGCGCAAAGAACCTCCGCAGCCACCTGAGCAAAATAGATGTGATCACCGACGTGGGAACCGACGGACTTTTTTATATTTCAGGTGCTGCGACCGCGCACATTGATATCGATATATTTGCAGGGGAGCCCAATGGCTAACTTTTACAGCATTATCACGAACCGCGGCAAAGAGCTGGAAGCCGAAGCGCTGGCGAGTGGGACGAAAATCACGCTGGTGAAATTTGTCGTCGGTGACGGCAACGGGCAGGCCACGCCGCCAAAGCCAACGCAAACCAAGCTAGTGAACGAGAAATACCGCGGCGATATTGGGGCTCTCAGCGTTTCTCCTGATCAATCGACCCAGATGATGGCAAAAATAGTCCTCCCGACCGACGTGGGCGGCTTTACCGTGCGTGAAATCGGGATACTAACTGATGCTGGTGAGCTGTATGCCGTGGCGAACTGTGCCGCAATTGAAAAGCCGGTGGGCGGTGTCAGCGTCAATATGCAGTTTCGTCTAGCGGTGTCAGATACGGCCAATATCACGTTAAATGTCGCGACGGGTGACGGGCTGTTTTTGCGAATCGATCAGGATTTGTCGGAAATCCGCGGGCGCGGTGCACAGGCACAAAAAACAGCGCGCGAATCACTGGCGGTTGTGGATGCGTCAACAAAGCAAAAAGGGTTAGTTCAACTAAACAGTGCCACTAACAGCACCAGTGAAACACAAGCGGCAACACCGGCTGCGGTGAAAGCGGCGAATGATAATGCCAACGGACGACTAGGCAAATCGAGTAACTTGGACGACCTTACAGATAAAAACACCGCGAGAAAAAACATTTCAGCAATAGGTTTTTCAAATGAGCGCTTTCGTGATGATGCGGACTTTAATGATGCGCCACAAAATTCAACCTCTTTTGTTTATCCGAGCGCGAAAAACAGTCCGGGGTTTTCAGGTTCTGTTTTGGATTTTTCAGGGTTGGGAGGTGGATATAACGTTGAAATCAGTGCGACATACCTTACCGGTGGAAATCGCATTTCATTTAGAACTCGCAATGGTGATGCAGGTACGTGGAATCAGTGGTTTGAAATTTATCATACTGGGAAAAAACCTACCGCATTAGATGTAGGTGCATTGCCCTCTAATGGGAACGCAGTATCTGCAACAAAATTAGTCACGGCGCGAAAAATTGCAGGTAAGGCATTTGATGGCACGGCAGATATTGCAATCTCTGCAACAGATGTTTCTGCATTACCCATCGGTGGCGGCACGCTTAATGGCAATTTAACTGTTAAAAACCAAATCCAAGTTGGGGGCGTTGGTAATGGTGTGCTGAATATTGGTGACAATGATTCAGGGTTACGCAGCTCTGTCGATGGGCAAGTAGATCTTTGGGCTAATAGTAAAAAGATGGGGTATTGGAACATCAATATTCTGTCGTTCACTGGGCAAATTATTCCAACAAACTACGCTAACTTTGACGCTAAATATCAGCCTAAAGGTAACTATACCCCTGCTGGAGAAGCTTACACCAAGGCGGTAAGCGATGGGCGATTCCAGCCTAAGGGTAACTATACCCCTGCAGGACAAGCTTACACAAAGGCTGAAAGTGACGGTCGATTCCAACCAAAAGGAAGCTATACCCCAGCGGGGCAGGCATATACAAAAGGGGAGTCAGATGGTCGTTATATTCAAAATATGCGATTAGGAACAGCGGCTACCATAAGCATTGGAGGAAATGGTTCGGTTCCGGGGGGATGTGTTGTGGTTGGCGTTGGTACCGATGATTGGAAACTCAATAGGCTTATCTATAAGCCTATCCAGAGAAATATCAACGGTGTTTGGGCAACAATTTCAGGATAATAGCAACATGGAACTAATTAACTTATTGCAGTATGAGCCTATTATTAAAATGGCTCCGGATGTTCTTTATTTAAAAGATAAGAATGACCAAGATTGGTATGAGTCACAAAAATTATTCTCAGATTCAACTATGAAGATGGGCTGTGATAGTAATGGGGTAATACTTATGGCCTCAGTTGATGTGTCAACGTTATGGCCTGAGGGGCTATCAGTATTTGAGGTTTACCAATCAAATTTACCGAATGAATTTAAGGCAGATGCCAGTTGGCAACTCAAAAATGGAAAGATTGTTAAAAGAGTATTGTCACAAGATGAGGTTGTAGCGTTAGCTGATACCCAGCGCTCGGACATGCTTCGGCATATCTCTGATAGAATACTTCCTTTGCAAGATGCACTTGAATTAGATGATATATCAAACGATGAATTGATTTTGTTGAGGGAGTTAAAGTCAATTAGAGTTGTATTAAGTAGGCTGGATACATCAAAAGCACCAGATATCAAGTGGCCAGTGCTTCCTGAGTGAAAATTACGATATGAATAGCTAACTTATGTCGTTAACTATCAATTTATTTGTTTTCTCAGTATATACAGTAGTATTTGGTGGTATATCTTTTCCTATAAAAGACATGGCGCCAATTACTACATTGTCACCAATGTTAATATTATCGGCTAAAATACATGAATTAGCACCAACAGTTACATTGCTACCAATTATAATCATTGCGCTTGATTCACCTTTAATTCCAATTGTTGTATTTTGCCGAATAGTAAAGTTTTCGCCAATGTTACAACAATCAGTAATTACAACTCCTTGAAAGTGGACAACCTTAAAGCCCGGAGCAATTTTTGCACCCAGCCCAATCTCTGTATTGAAGTTCTTCATTATTTTTCTATTGAGATAGCGAGCTGCCCACTTACTAGTAGCACCACCATTAAAAAATAACTCAGCTAATCTCCACCAAAGATAGAACCGCTTATTGGGCAGAGACCAATAGCGATGGATAGCCCTTCGCCAAGTAAACTTACGCTTATTCAACATTTCTGCTGAGATACATCTTTTGAAATGGAGATAGTTATCATTCATTATCGAGTTCTCAACGCATTAGCGACTGCTTTATTTTTACTTACCATCTTGGGAACCAGAATTAAACATGGATATACTGGGATTTTACATTGAAAAAATGAATATTCATACCGCTTTACATAAAGATATGTAATGGGTATCGGAGCTGATATCTATGAAAAATTTTATCTTTCTAGGTAAAAGAAGACCCTCAGCGACGTAAAATTGGTTTGCGCCGGAGCGTATGCAAGACTCCGGCGCAGTGACAATACCAGTGGATCGCTAATGCGGTTAAGTGATTCAAATGGTTATTGTCATGCGCGGATACTACAGAGATAAACCAGAGTAACAATAAGGTTTAGTCTTACAAAATATTTAATTCCTGCCTAATCAGAATCTTCCCACACTCTTCCCATGATCCCATTCACAACGGCCCATATCGCAAATATACTGTACATATAAACAGTATATTTGATAGGTGACATATGGGCTTCCCATCTCCGGCAGCGGACTACACAGACAAGCCAATCAGTCTGGACGAGCTATTCATTAAAACTCCGCATGCAACATACTTCATGAAGTGTCCAGACTATTGCCCGAGCGCTGGCGTGCTTAAAGATGCGCTACTTGTAATTGACAGTTCGAAGCGACCAGTTCACGGAAGCGTAGTGGTTGCCGCTCTATGCGGTGAGTTTGTCTTGCGTAGGTTGTTGACGATGCCGGTGCCTTGCTTAGCGAAACTGGAAAATTATGATGATGTGACGTTTGCAGACGAAGAAAGCGGATTCGAAATTTTCGGAGTAGTGACACATGTGGTCAACGATATGACTATGAGCGAGTTCGACGACAGCCCTTGCATGTAATAGGGAAGGCATAGGCCGTTCAGATGTTTAGATGTGTTAGCTCAAACTTGACCTGACACATCTATAGCACAGAGCTAAACCTAATCTGACAGTCTGCTTTGAGCGAGGAGCGGACCTAATGATTTCAATCTTAAGAAATATTACTTTAACGGTACAACAGTTGGCATAACTAGTCCGTCTGTTCGTGGTTTACTCTGCTCTTCTAAGTGAAGTGCTAACGATAAATATATGATTGAATTTCTTGCAAGTTTCATAAGGGTTAAAGTCCTGGATTCAAACTCACTAATTGTTATGAGCAAAGAATGTGTGGACATTCTATGTTTCTCATCTATTAATGATTCAAGTTTTTTCTTCTTAATTTCTAACTCTGATTTCCTCTCCGCAAGAGTTACCACATCATCCGAATTGCTATCATTTTTGATGTTCTTTTTCTCATGATGCAATTTTTTTAATTCCGATTCACATTGCTCCTTTTCGTCTATGTACTTTTTTAATTGAGTTGAGGTGCTCTCTTTTTCTGATTGCATTAATGTATATCCAAAATCATCGATGATTTTCAATGATCTATGCTCAATAGAGTTTCTTATATCAGAAAATGATTTTGCATCGGGGTCAAGCCAACGGGTTGTGGGGGTTGCATCTTTAACATCTCTGATATCCTTTAAAATATAAAATAAGGCATGAATGAACTGATTTTTACTCTCTTTTAATCGTGGGTGAGGTACCCATACTTTCTTTTTTGAAATATCTCTAAATATTGCATCAAAAGATATTTTGTTATCATCTTTGATATCATTAAGCGCTAAAAACCTGTGAAGAAAATAAGACACTTTATCAAATAGCGAATACAGAGTCCTAAATGCACTTTTATAATGATTTGCTTTTAAATTGGTTAATGAGTGTGACATGTCTTCAACATGAGGATATGTGTCGTTAAAAAAATGGTTTGTATCCTGAGGAATGTTTAACGCTGTGTAGTAAAGATAACGAGCATAACAAAAATCGTTTTTTAACTCATCAAAATTACCATGATACATTAACGTTTCATGCATGGACAAAGATTGATTCAATTTATAACTGAAGCTAGGAAGCGTAATTATATCTTGATAAGCAACTTCAGAACAAAGCACGTCATTTAAATCATTGATAAAAAGTTTGTTTTTTCCACACCATGCAAGATAATGCTTCTGCTTTCTAGAGTCAAAGTCGTAACTTTGTTGCTCGAACTCGTAAAAAGAGGATTCAGTGAAATTACTTTCAAACCAATGTTTGAAGTTCATAAGGTCACCATCTTCATGAAAAGCAATTTGCTGATCTTCATATAAATAATTTTTGTATTTCAAACCCTGAACGATAAGTTTGTAAGCGACAAAGTAATGGTATTCTTGATGACCTGGGTCATATAAAACCTTAGCTAAATATAGCTCGTTCTGTGCCTTACAGATCATTGCAATAGGATTGTTTTGGCTGATGGCTTTATCCCATAATGGAATGCAGCAGAATGCTCGACCTTGAGCACTTAATAAATTTGCAAGGTTTGTTTCAATACAACTTTTAAAATAAAGGATTTCTTTGTTTGGGTACTTTAATTTGTTTGCAATATTTAAAGATTTTCTAAAAGCTATCACGGCCTTACTGAGATCGTCAGAATACCATTCCATTTCTCTATGCTTATAAAGAGCCTGATAACAATTCCCCACTATATATAAGAATCTAGATTCATCTAGTGTATTTTCAAAATGCATAGAACTATCATTTAATTCTTTTACGAATTCTGATAATTCAAGGGAACTACCATTCAGAATTAGCTCATCAGCCTTATTGGATACTTTCCCCAAAATATCTTTGCTAACTTCAGCCTTGTCATTATTTTTCATCCATTCCTCATAATATTCTGTTGTATTCATGTACTATCAGAAACTATAAACGAATTTGATTTTTTTTATGCTTATTGGCTTCTCATTCTTAACATCTGATGCTTTCTCCAACGTCCGCTCCTGGCACAGAACGGACTGGCACGTGGAACTCACAGCACGAAGCGGACAGATCAAGTTACTGTCTGGTCTGCATCGAGCGAGAAGCGGACGTAGGAAATTATCCTTATCACCCAACGATAGCGTATGTTAATCAGCGGGGAGCAGGTCATGAAACGTGGTAAAGAGTTATGTTCCCAGTATCGCCCTACTCCAGCCACGTTCAACGCGTGATTTTTGCGGCCTTATCTTGCTCCCAATGTGTGACGCCTTCGACCCCATGTGTCGAGTCAGATGTGAGCATCAATGGCTGTCTAGGGAAGAGCCCCATCAAATGCGGCACGCAGGCAAAATCTTGCACGGTCTCAGCCCACTCATAGTTTTCCTCAAACGGGTAATAATTTACGGCATGCAGGAAAGCACCCAACACGGTTGTTTTAGAGACATCGTAGGCCGAGATATTCTCGATGTTTTTATCCCTACGTAGTTCCTCGATCTCTATGCCTTCGCAAGTCTCATACCAGATGTGCACCACGCCAGCACGATCGGGGGGAATCTGCATGACTCCAGAATTGAGCAAACTCTTGAAATGCTTGGAGCGCAGGCCGAGAGAATTCTCATGGTCGCAGCGCCACTGAGCTCCAACGCACTTTGCAACATCCTTTACAAACATGTTGAGAATGTCGTTATTGGTGCCAGGACGAATAATTCGCTGAGCGATAGTCGAGATACTTCGTTTCTCATTGCTGTCTAGGTCCCCAAATACCAGCAATTCATGCTGTGGGCTATTGGCTCTGACTGAAAATTTTCGGTAGTGACGTTTGAGCCCTAATTTGTCGATGGTTCGTATTCCCACACTGATTGAACCCTCATTAGCTTTTCCCGTCCCTCCTTTAATGGCGAGATTCACCGCTTTAATTATGTCCGCCGGAGTCACACTAGCGACCTGCTCATGGAAAATTATATCGACAATGTTCCACGGTGCTACTTTGAGCATATGTTGGCTCAATTCATGCCAGATGTTGTCCCAGGCTTGCTCTTCGGTCTTTGAGTACTTGGTTTGCTTATCCGATCTTTTGCACTCAACGTAGAACTCAAGATCACCTAACTTGACGAGCATATCCGGTGATTTTTTGGTCTTTCCATCGGGCCAGACAATGCTATTTTCCGGGATGAAGGCAACCTCATAGCCGTTCTTCAGGTAGAACGATGCCGTCAGCAGCTCAAAAATCTGAGTTTCTGGTTTGTTGTTATTTGCTAGCATTTTGTCCAGAACATCATCGACATATGGGACTTTGCGAAGCTTGTCTGCAACAGCTCCAATGGCCATTGCATAGGGGTAGATCCGGCGGCTGCTGTAAGTAGCATCACTATATGGAAAATCATGAGACAGATACGACGCCAGAATGTACCAGTCGATGTCATCTTCTGCGGGTAAGAAGAGCTGGGGCTCTATCGGCAGATTGATGTTGAACTTAGACTCCTTCTCTCGTATGCGCTTCAAATATGCAGCTTTGCGAGCACCCCAAGTCTCAGTTCCAAGCCTGTCCACGAGCAACTGATAAAAAGCTTTTGTTCTTGAAATCTCAACCCGACTCACTATATCCAT